GAAATGGCGAACTTGATGGGTTTCGATCCCACTACCTCCAGCGTGACAAGCCGGTGCTCTCCCAATTGAGCTACAAGTCCAGTGAACTAGTATTTATACCGTTCTACACTAAAACGAATAATATGTACACAACTATTTTAGTGCAGCATGAAGTTGAAGATAAAATCGGTTGTACTTGGCAATCCGATCGATATCCTTTTGCGTCACACCCTTGAGACGACGGATGTCGGTGTTGTGTCGGAGATCACAAAGTTTGACCTTCATGGCATCCGCGTTGAGCAGCACCTCGATCTGGTACTCTTCGTAGGTTTGACCTGGCACCTTAGTCAGTGCCTTCACAGCATCGATGATACGATCGGTGCAACCAATGTCAATGAGATCTCTCCAGGTAGTATTAGTATCCTCTACCACATCGTGGAGCAGGGCGATACACTGAAGTTCTTCGTCATCAGACTTGAGGTAATGCATGACCTTCATAGGGTGAAGGATGTACGGATTGCCACCACGATCAAACTGGCCGGCATGCGCATTGGTTGCCAGAACTAGTACCTTGCCGAGAAGTTCACCTTTTCTCATAATCATCTCCATTGCTTATAATTAATACTACATCACAATGGGTATATTGTACACAACTATTTTATGCGTTTGCCTGGAGTGCCGATCATAAGTTTGGTGTGTGTCTCTCCACCGATGTCCCTGGTATAGAAGTGATGCTTCAACTCAGGATGGCGTGCCAGCTCAGGATCATCCGGATGAGGTACACCCAAACGTTCTCCAGGCATCGCCTTCTGTGCCGCTGCACGCGAGAGTACATGTGGTCTTAGATCGCCAATCTGCTTCTTGTGAAACGACAGAGATGGACCGGAGATCTCTGCATGTGACCTTTTCTGGCTGATATCACCCTTGATGATGTTAGCTAGGCCAGCCTTACCCTCATCAGAACCGTCAGATGCCATAGCTACGCGCTTCCGGCCTGTCTTATCCTTGTACAGTGCAACACCTCTGACCTTGCCAGACGAGTCCTTGTGGAGTTTCCACATAGGAATGTTCTTGACCATGTCGGCAGGATTCTTAAATCCTGATCCATGGATACCACCGATGTGATGGTATGCCTTCTGAACCATATTGAACACGTGATCAGCATGCTTATGCTTCTCATCCTCATGTTGTGGCAGAAGGTTCTTGAACCGTTCTTGAAGGATGAAGTCTTTGAATGTGTCCATTAATGGTGCTCCGGGAAATTGCCGATCATCTTATTGATGGTATTTATTACCGGAGTGAAGTTGACGACACGATGACCTTCACCGTGAAGATCGATAGGATTCTTGTAGTGAGTATGGATATGTTCTCTGGGCACAACCGTGTCCTCGGTACCATGGAAGACTACTACATGGTGACGTGCATGACCAACCGACGCATCCTCTAGCTTCTTGTATGCAGCATAATGCTCCTTGGGGAGATTGTACTTCTTATAATTGGCCGATGGCTTCAACGAAGGGTTTACCAACACGGTCTTGATACCATGCTTGGCTGCCATGTAGTCACCCCAGAAGCCGCCAGCACTAGAACCAACAATGATTGGATCATCATGCTTCTTTAGCCTCTTAGCCAGGTTATCCATCTGCTTCTTCAAGACATCAGGATGCTGGTTGTGGTCGATCGCAGGAGCGATAAACTTCTGACCAGGAAAAGAATTCTTGATGTGTTGAGCAGTATCACCCTCGGGTGAACTTCCGTAGCCGTGTAGATAGACAATCGTACTCTTCACTTGCGCAACTCCACTCTTCATTCTTAACATACACTAGTATAGACATATTGTACACAACTATTTTAGTGTCTCACAACATGGTCTGCAGCGTGAGTGGCTGCGAATGAGTCAGGCTTGATCTTAGCATCAATACCTAGCGATCCCTTGACCCATCCCAGTGCTTCCTTAACGGCAACACTAGACTTGTGTTTTGGATTCGGATTGATATCAAGGTGGATCTCCATGTGACGTTTACCTAGAACATCTATCACCTCGGTGGCAGTTGCAACTGCAAACTGTACCTCGGTTAGCAGACGTTGCTTGATGTTGCCATAGTCAGGCATATCCACCGTCTCGTGGAATAGCTTGCATCCGTTCTTGGAATCCATATGCACAATCACAACGGTGGAGTACTTAGCGTACCACACATCATTCTTTCTGAAACGAATCGAATCACATCCGATATACACCGATGACTGTTGACTCGAATCTAGAATCGCCTGCTTTGCTTTTTCAATCATTGTACTCACTCAAAATGGAGAACCAGGTGGGATTCGAACCCACGGTTTTCAGGTTTTGCAGACCTGTGCGTTGGACCACTCCGCCACCGGCTCATGGTACTATGGATACGTCCACACTACCTTATTGCTTTTATTTTTCTTGGCCAGCTTTTCAAGATCCATGCGCTCATAGAAGTTAATCCAGCTTTTATGCTCTTTAAGAGCCGCGGCTTTAGCTTCCTGAAAGGTTGCAAACCGACGTTGTTGTTGTGATTCGGTTACTAACTGCCAATTATCAGGCATAACGCGACTGCAACAAATAGCACACTGCGCATCGTAACCGGACTTATCATCGCCAATGACACGGACCTTGACACCATGAGGTGCTGATTGAAAAAACGAAAACATATAAATCTCCAAATAAAAAAAATGGTACTCCCGGTAGGACTCGAACCCACACTCAGACCGTTATGAGCGGTCGGCTTCACCTTTAAGCTACAGGAGTTTAGGAAGCTCAATCACGAGCAGGTCAAAGGACAACCCGGCAATAACAAACCATGTAAGTCCAGCCTTGACGGTTGCGCCATTCTGTATATCTCTCACAGCAAACCAGATGTTGAATGCCAAAAGAAACAACCCAAAAATAAACCAAGTCATATTAATATACCTCAAAAATGGTGATGCCAGTAGGACTTGAACCTACGACCTAAAGCTTAGAAGGCTTTTGCTCTATCCAGCTGAGCTATGGCACCGTTAAATCTATCAAGTAGTACCTAGGCGATGCTGCATCTCTACAACACGAGCAAGCTCAGGTGAAATTATCCGCTCGCTTTCTTCTATACGAGTGAGCATGTCCCGATAACAGTGGAGTGATCGCTTGACCAACGCAACATCTTCTCGGTCCAACACAAAACCGGCAAATTCATCAGACATTACTTCGACTCCATTAACCAGGTGTTAGCCGAGTCCATCCAGTCAAGGACTTCAGGATCCAGCGTCTCACCGTTACGATACTTGGTATAGATCTGGCAGAACGTCTGCTCAACAGCACTCACGCCGTCATTCATAGTCGGCAACGAAAATATTTCTATCTGCATAACAATCTCCACGGTTGTACTATTATATATGCCAATATAACATGGATTGGCATAATTGTACACAAGTATTTTAGCGCTTTCGCAGAACCTCGATGAGACGAATGCTAACATCTGGATTGTCGCGGCGGTACTGATCGTAGAAGAACTGAGCCTCTGCTAAAACAGGGGTCGCAAACAAAGGATATCTCACATCAACGTCGTCGAATAACTGAACTTCAAACATTTTTATCTTCCTTATCTTGCGCTGCAATGGCGGCGAGGTAGGCGGCAATGGCGGCGTCGTAAGCGGCGTGGGCGGTGCTGGCGGAGTTTGCGGCGGCTTCCCATGCGGCGTAAGCGGCATCTACGGCGGCGAGCCGGGCTGCGTTTCGGTCGGCGTGGGCCGCTTCGAGTTCGGCCTTCAGTCTCTGGATTTCGTCAGTCATAGGTCAGTCTCCTTCTCTTGCGCTGCGCCGGTGAAGCGGTTCTTGATGTCGAAAGCGATTGTCATGCTCCCGGCCCCCAACGAAAGCCTAAGTCGGCAAGGATGCTCATAACCAGCGCCGCAAAAAGCAGCAGCGAAAAGCAAAGCATCGCGGCGAGTTTCAATAGTTCGAGTTTAGTCATTGTTCAGTTTCCTTCTCTTGCGCTGCGAGAGCGTCGCGGTAGGCGTCGTTAGCAGCGTCGAAGGTGATCGAGCGCGCGACGGTTAGGGCGGCGTCGGCTTTTGGCAAGTAGATGACCCAGCCAACGCCATTCACATTGTCAGCCTTAGCCAAAGCCCGCGCCACCGCCTCGCGCAAGTCGTCGGTCATGGCTGCATCTGCGGCGTCGCGGGCGGCGGCGTCGTAGGCGGCGCAATAGGCGACAGCTGCGGCGTAATAGCGGACGCGGGCGGCGTCGTAGTCGGCTTTCAGTTTCTCCAAGTCAGTCATGTTGTATCTCCTTAGCTTATTATTCATACTACCATAACTTTGATAATATGTACACAACTATTTTGCTTCCTCCGTCAACCACTGTTTGATCGAACCAAACTTGATACCGAGCTCATACTCGAGTACCTCATATCCATAGAAGCTGAGCTCATCGGCACTAAGGCCTTCAGCATCTGCAATGATCTCGATAGCACGCGTACGAGTAGAACCTTCGACAAGTTTCATCGTCTCGTCGACCCGAGCAATGAAAGCCTCAAAGTTATAATGCTGCTCGACCTTCTGTTCCGAGATCTGGCGTTCGGCCTGCGTGTTTAGGTAGGCAAAGTCTTCGTCAAACTCCTGCATTGACACGAACGTGACGTAACGTGGGCGGCTACCATATACATCCTTGTACAGATCAGAGTACAACGAACCATCCTTGGTTTCAGGGAACATGGCATCGATATCAGCAAGGGTCAAGAACATTTTGAATACCTTCTCATTGGTTGATATATCCATTATACACAGTTTTGGAATATTGTACACAACTATTTTAGCCGTGCATCTGAATACCTTCGATACGAGGCGAGATCTTCTTGGCAGAGTACTGCACGCCGTCGATCTCGAAGAAGTATCGGCCATGACATGGACCAACCTTTTCCCAATGAAGCTTAAGAATCTCACGCTCACGGAAGGGGCTGATACCATGAGTCCAAGGACGGCCGGTACGCAGTTCGAACGAACCACCACAGAGGTTAGTGATCATATTTGTTCCTTTCATCATCATAGATTCATCCTACACTCTTTTCATAATATTGTACATACAAAAATGCGCCCAGAATCAACCGAGCGCATTTAGTTTTGAAAATGTAGATGGATTACTTTTTACGACCTATGCTGTACTTTGTCACCAGGTTCCACTCATCCTTCTCCTTGAAGGGAAGGATCTTGATCTGGTTCAGTGGAGTCAGCGGAGATGCTGTGCTACCATCCTCAGCCAACTTGATCAGACCCCAATCTACCAGAAGATTCGTGATTACGTTCCTACGGCCCATATCCTCCTCAGAGAAGTTAGATGGCTTACCGTCAAGAGCAAAGAGTTCCTTGAAGTGAACGATGTAATACTTTCCCTGCTTGTGCAGGATATGGCATGATTGGTACAGAGTCTTGTCCTTGCGTGATGCAACACCGATACGTGTCAGCGTCTCACGAACCTTCAGGAAATCGTCTTCCTCGCCGAGTCTTACCTCGATTAAACTATCGACTACGTTCATTTTTGACTCCACCCTTATCAAGCTTGTTTTTTATTGTTTTCATTTGATCTGGGGAAAGCAACTTAATTGCGGCTTTGGCCTTTTGACGGTTATAGCCGTAGTAGGACATTACTAGCTCTAAATCACTATCCTTATCTTTCTTTACCCATTTCGAATATCGTTTACTGGGCCGTACAATATTTATTAGAAAGGAATATTGCAACTTGTTGTCCAGTCCATGATGAACGTTCATCATGTTGGCGAGCTGAATGGTGTCAGCAAAGTAGGATAGTGCTTTGTTAGTAATGAATGCGTTGTAAGTCTTCTCTGCTAGCTTATCGTTCTCCGTACCTTTCATTAGGTTCTTTTTAGTGGAATTGATCGATGCTACAAAATCAAATGGGTTCATCTTTCTGTCTGCCCTTCATAATCACTTCGGCAGACTTGTCAAAGAAGTCTGCACATTTCTCACATATCTCAAGAGAGACCACACCACTATCAGTATTTACCCGCATCTCGTGGAATGGCACACTCTTGGGATACTTATCTTCACACACGGCGCATGTCTTGTTCTTGTTGAACCAGGTCACAAGAACTCGCAGTCCGCCATGACTTCGGTGAGACAGGCAGTCAGATTAATCTCAGGATCAGCTGCAAATGCATTCTGATATTGATACTTTGCAAGGTGGAGAACCAAGACGGGGATTGAGTTAGCCTTGATATAGTCCTCCGCCTTGTCAAAGAAGGCACGGAAGAACTCTGTAGTATCCATGTCAGACTCTGCAACCCACTTGCGCATGCCACTGAAGTTACGGTCCTTCAGGTACGTGATAAGCTTGGTGAGTGCAGAGTCTGAGAAGTTTGACAGGATACCAGAGTCAATGTTACCAGTAGCAGAGTACTGCTGGAGTTCATTGAGAACGCGACGCCAGTCGGGGAAGTGTTTACTCAGAACCTGAGCAACCGCCGCCTTCTCGAACGGCACGTTCTCCTTCTCAAGGATGACAACCACACGCTTCATGAACTGAGATGCGAGGGTAGCCATCTCTGCCTTAGAGATCTTGAAGTTGATGACGGAGCAACGTGACTGCAACGGCTCGATGATACGATCCTTGAAGTTGCAGGTCAGGATGAAGCCACAGTTAGCCGAGAACTCTTCCATAAAGTTACGAAGAGCCGGTTGGGTAGACTGTGCGTTGAGATAGTCAGCCTCATCTAGGATGACATACTTGCGTCCACCAGATAGTGAGATGGAGGAAGCAAAACGAGAAATGTCGTTGCGTAGAGTATCGATACCACCGTTCATAGAACCGTTAATAACGATATAGTCACAACCCAGTTCCTCACACATAGCTCGAGCAACCGTTGTCTTACCGACACCAGCTGACCCAGATAGGATGAGGTTAGGGATATTCTTCTGATCGATGAACTGTTGGAATACAGTCTTCAGATGAGTAGGCAGGATAGTATCGGCAATAGTCTTGGGACGATACTTCTCAACCCACAGGAATTCTTCTAACATAATATATCTCCATCACAAATCAAAAATTAGCCGTCGTACTTAGAGTTACTCTCCACTGCGATCCAGTATTCTACAGTCTCGCCCTTGAAGTGGCTGAGACCCTTTGACGAGATGGATACGTCATACTTACCTGGGATCAACTTGATATTATCCGAACGGAATACCATACGGAAGTTTGCATCGGTCTCACCGACCTCTACACTGAACGAGTCATTCGTTGCACCCTTGGTATCCACAGCCTGTAGGAGGATACGACCTTCGATACCAGTGACAGCGATATCAGGAAGCTGTGATACACTCAATGCCTTCATGACACGACCCAGAGCATCCTCAGTGAGCTGGAAACGAACTTCAGGATTTGGCAGTTCAATATCACGGTCAGGTGCAACCATGATCAGCGACTGGTCACTGAATGCATACTTGAACTTGTTATTACCCTCAGCAATCTCAACATAAGTTTCCTTCAGAGTAAGCTCAGGTTCATTGAACAGCGAGACAGTACCGAGGAAGCGACTGAGGTCATAGATGGCAAAGGTTGCATCAAATTCTTGTGTGAGGAATGCGCGAGCAAGGACAGACTTCGTAGGCGAGATGGTACGAACCTGATTACCCTGCTTGATCATAATGTTCTGATTGATAGACGAGAAGTTCTTGAGGATTTGTGTGGTATTTGAGTTAAGCTTCATAATATATTCTCCATGTTGAAAGGGACTTATCCGCAGTCATTTACCAGTATAACATGACTGCGGATAAGTGTACATCACTATTTTAGTTGATTGGTGTATTGGACATATGACATAAGGTCATATCAGCAGGAGATACCTGATAATCAAAACAGTTTGATGCCCAACCATACCACGTTTCACGACCCTGATAGTCATGAATAATCACATGCGCATCCTGCTTAGCTTTCTTTGATAGGAAAGCTGCAGTAGGACCACGACCGATACCATCAACCAAGAACACGTCAGCTGTCTTGATGATATCCATACTAGGACAGATGTATTCTGCCAGACCACATCCCATATCCTCCTCAGGACGTGCGTAGTATGTGTTGGTGACTTCCGAAGGGATATAAAGGAAGATATGACGTTCAATGTTAGGATGTTCTTTAATCCTGTCACTGATCTTATCATACCATTGCTTATTATGCTCAACAGAAATTAGATATTGGCCATCCTTAAGATTATCCAAGAAATAAAGTGTAGAACCACCGCAACCCCACTCAACCATTGTTCCATTCTCTGGAAGAAGACCCATGATATAAGATGGTTCAGCCTCCGTCATTTGGATCTCAATCTCACCAAGCTGTGATTTATAATATGCGGTACTCATATATTACTTTCTCTTGCTTAGTTTATCAAGCTGTGACATATCCTTGATTGACTTCTGTGGAGGTGACGCTTGACCACCCTTCTTCAACTGACCAACATCAGCAGTTGCAGATGCACCAATCTGAGCAAGATCAACCAATGAACCACCGAAGACATACATGCCAACGTGTTGCAACTGCATCCATGGGCACAACCACACCTTCATACCAGCATTACGTACCCACTGACAGAACATGTAGTCTTCAGACAGATAACGTTCTGAGTATTCTGGACGATCACGAGCAGTACTCTTCGAGTCCTGAATGAACTCAATCAGCTCTTGGCTTGTTGCATCTGGCTTATTTTCGATGAACGCCTTGAGTTCAGGTACAAGTTGCGCACGCTTTGCATCAATTGGAGTATCAAAGAATGCCATGATATAGCGACTACCGTCAAAATGTTCGGTACGAACATGGTCAGGCTTGTACAGTTGCTGGGGATACGCATCCTGGAACTTCTCGAAGGTGTTACGACGGATCATCATGAACCCGGTACCAGCTTCGAGAACTTCAACCGGTTCACCAAGTGGAATTTCAGCACGATCACCGGCTGGGTTGAAGACGTAGTCACCTACATACTTTTCAAGAGTGTTAGGATCTTCGTCTGCAAATCCCTTATCAACTGCCATTTTGATCTTTTCCCAACTGATGCACTTCTTGGGATAAGGACCTGCAATGATATCGTAGTTATCATCATCAGGATTCTCTGACTGTAGAGCCATCAGAGCGATAACATCATTGGCGTTGAAACCAATGTCAGAGTCGATGAACATCAGATGGGTATCACCCGAACGCATAAACTCATCAGCACAGTAGTTACGTGCACGAGTAATCAGCGACTCATTGAACAGAAAGTAGAATCGAACCTGAATTCCATAGTGGGTGCAGAGAGCCGAGAGATCGGCGATCGAGCGGGCAAACATGCCCTGGCACTGACCACCATACATAGGTGCAGCGATGAAAAGCTTTCGTTCACGAAGCTTCTCAATTGGTACGTTGATTTCAATTCCCATAATTAATCCTTGTTTTCATTATCATGAACGTTGAGTTGGATAATGGCGTAATGAATAACCTTCATGAGGTCCTTACGCCATTCTGCTGGATCACCCTTACGACCATAGCGTTGGGTGTATTTCATCATATTCCCAATATTGAAGCCGGTTCCATGACCTGCATCAATGATGAATTCTGTTGCTTGATATTTGTTTTGGGAATAGTGCTGACCATAGGTAGCATCGATGTAAGACTGAATCTCTTTGATTGATTCGCCTTCGTTATATTTATACTCGATATTATAGGGCTGCTGATTTAAAATGCCAGATGGAATTAAAATATTTTTCATTATATAAAAAAGTCCTCTATAGTTATGGGTTTAGTTTCAGGTAATCCAGACCATTTCCTTCCTTGCCAATGTGGATATGATGCTCGTGAAAGATGGACTGACTTGGGTTTCTCCATGTGAGCAAAGTCAAGTTCACCATTGTCATTCTTTAGATAGTCAGTCCACTCAATGAAGTTAACATGACTAGACGTGCACTGTGTCTTCATCTCATTCTTGAAGATCAGACGAACTGTCTCACGACTTGCCCAGTCACCAAAGAACGGAGTACCCTTGTAGTAACCAGTCTT